ATGACAGAGTAAGGCAGAGTTAGGGATATCATAAGAGTCGAGTATAGTTTTGATTTCTTGATGCGTTCCAGTATGCCATTTAGTTTCTTCATCATTTACTTTAACTCCTACTCCAATTACTTGAAATTGTGGTGACCTTATATACTCTTCAGTAGTAAGGCTTGATAAGGTAAAACCTACATCATAGTAAGTTTCAAAGTCTAAGGTTATGAGTTTCATTAGTTGCTTTCTAATTATAATTTGCGCTATCTTATGCAAACGACAGATAGCGGGTGCCGTATTTTGTCTTTAACTATGGTTATCAAGCACAGTTAACCTACTTGCATTATAGGACGTTGGTGGGCTACTCACGGTTTATATAAATGCAAAAAAACCCTCTAAATAATTTAACATACATATAAAAGTGCTTTCGCCCTTTGCGTTTACTGCAAATTCTTATTTATCTTTTGCGTGTCGTGCAAATTCATCACGACATATTACCGAACACCATCGACGAGTATCCTTAACAGGTTCATCACACCATATACATTTACCTGTTGTGTTAACAGGGATTTCAGCTTTATTATGGGCATTGGTAACTGCTGTATCAATCATTTGTTGTAGATATTCATTAGCAACATCTACTTCGTCGTTCATCATGCAGTTGCTCTTTCTATTGGTTTACTATACATTGTGAAACTTCTACGCCATGCTTTACCTCTTGGTTCAGGTGTAGGAAGTTTAACTAATCCTTGTTTTTCTAAATCTCTAATTCTACTTTCATTACCTAATGTATTTAGTATAACTTTGTATCTGCCTGCATTAGGAAACTTAGTCATATATTCTAAAGCACTATTAATAATTTCTTGGTCAGTAAATCGTTTATAAGCTCTCAAAATAAACACTCTCCTACTAATTCAAATAAATTTTCTTTAACTACTATCGGTTTATCTAGTTTTATTACTATAACATCTTTATTATTTTCTGTAAACCATTTCGCTTCTTTTTGACTCCATCTATACTTTCTAATTATTTCTCCATCATCGTCTAAAGTAGCATGAGTAAAAGGTAAAGACATTTAATCAATCCCCCAAAAAAATAAAGCATAGCCACGATGACTATGCCGTCTATAACAGGTTGTGTCTTATTCAATAGGTGTTCGTCGAACAATTTCTTTTGCAATCTTGGCACGTTTTTTACCACCTTCTTTAAACTTATCTAACATTTCGTGTAAGACTTTAATGGACAACGCCTTAAGTCTATCTTTGCCTGTCTTAGTTTTAAACGGATTGGCATGCCGTTTGCTTTTATGAACTTGTTGTGTTGCCATTATAATCCTCCAAATGCTTCTGCTAGTTTCTTACTATTATATTTATTCTCTTTGTTATACTCTTGAGATTGAGCTTCGTTTTTATACATGGGTGTAATAACTATATGATGCACATCTTTTAAATTAGAAAAATACTTTAAGTCGTCAGGTAGAAAAGTCCATACATGTCTAGCCCTTAAATTATTATTTGTATCATATTCTTTATATTCCCAAGCATCAGGTTTAGTTGCTTGCATATTTAGTCGCCTCTTGTTTATAAAATATTATATGAGACCATTGTATAGCTTGTTGCAATTTCCACCATGACTTAGGCTTAGATATACTTGTATCATGGAACGATGTAGCACCATAACTATAATCAGGTTCTAGCTTGTGCATTATACGCCATGCGAGCTGATAATAGTAAGGATTTATTTCATTCGGTTCGGGTGGCTTTACTTTTCCATACCAACTGAACTGAGATGGTCGTTTCATTTCATAGCAGACATTCTTTGGATTAAAATCTGCTCGTCTCATTAATACATAACCTACGGCAATTTGAGCTTGTTGTGGTTCTATACTACTTTCCATAAATATGGTTGTGGCTAGACACGCCAATGCTTGGTCTATCATATTAACCTCCTAAAAACTGAAACCAGTTTTATTTAGATTATTTTTTTGATTTTAGATATTCTTGAATGTCTCTAGAATACCATTCTATTTTGCCTGCTTCTTGAATAGGGTCGTCTTTGTCACCTAAACGACTAGCGTATGCTATAAGAGTGCCTTTGATATAACCACAATATTCCTCTGTGGTTAGTTTTGCTTTGATGTAATCTGATGTTTCTATGCCACCTTTTGTGTAGTGAGATGGGCTATTTACCATATCAGATGTTATGGGTTTTGTTCCTGCACCTTGTGTTTCTGTCATTATAGTCCTTTCATTAGGGTTATAAGTTCTTCTATATTACTCTCATTTACCACGATTGCCAAGCCTTTATTATTGTTTATTAGGTCAATGTTGTGTTTTTGCAACTCGGTAAGTTTGTTATCACCTGCCTTACATTCTATCCCTATAAACTTTCCCTTATGACATACAACGATGTCAGGCACACCACTACTGCCATATCCACCTGTCTGTGGGAAAAAATAATAACAACCGACAATATCTAAAATTCTTTTAACTTGTTTTTTTACTTTGGCTTCGGGTGTCATTTATATATTTCTTTCTATAAACTCTTTCATATCAATTATTTGTTTCCGTAAGGCTTCAACTTCATATCGCATTGGTCTTAGCTGTCTATTAATTATTTCTATTCTTATAGACTCATGTAATTCTTCTAAATCAATTAATGGTATTCTTTTTAAGTCAAAATAATGCTTAGACCCCTCCATCATTTTTCTCCTCTGCTTTATCTAAAGCCTCGTTATAGTTTGCTATCTGTGTTGATGCAAAGTGAATACCTCTGATGATGCCTAATCTAAATGCATAGTAAAACATCTTAGCATCTTTCTCAGACCTTACACCTTTAGTATCATCTACATATTTATAATAATTAGGGACGGCTACTTCAATGATATCCTGTTCAAGTTTTTGTTTCTGTTCTTCTTGGTTCATATATTCTACTTACTCCTTCAAAGATACCTAATAAATCATTAGGTTTAAAATCATTCTTGTTAAATGAGAATGGTGACTTTCTACCATTAACATGCTTGATATACCCTGTGACTACAATTTGTTCTACGATAATTTGTTTCTCTTTAGCTACCATCTTTTATACCTTTTAGTTCGTTGAGTTGCTCTTCATCTAAGATAACTATATAGAATGACTTTGATGCTCGCCAACCTATATACTCCATATTTTTAACAGGACAATTATACATTTGAAATTCAAACAAATCTCTATCCTCTGCTACTTTGTCAGGCGATGATGCCTTTGCAAATGTAAGTTTAGCTTTAATATAATTAGGCAAAGTGTGTTCGTTAAATATTCTACGATGTCCTCTGCCTACAAACACATTATACTCATCACTTACATACACAGGAACTTTGTATAAGATTTCTGTCCTAGAAGTTTCTATAGGTTCTATAACTTCTATTATAAGATTTTGAAACATACATTCCTTTGGTTGAGTCTACAAGATGTAGACTTATTGTAATTGAACTAAGATATTTCCTTTGGTGTCACGAACTTCTATACCCCATCTAGAGTCGGGATAGTTTTTATCAAAGTCCCAGTATTTTACTTTAGTAAATGTATTATGTAAAGTCTTGAGCCTATCACTAAATTTTCTTTTAAAGAATTCAAAATATATTATTGGTTTATATCTTGAAGGGTTATTATTACTAGCTATCCAATACATATCATGAATACCGAACCCAATCATATATAAATAACTTGCCGATACATAATCAGTTTGCCATAACTCATCAGCTTTATTTAATATAACTTCACTATGATAATTATCTGCATTATCATTAGATACATACTCATTAAATACATCTCTAACAGTATCAGCAAAGGATTTATTATCTAATGTATTCATAAATGTTTTAATTATATTAAGTCTTTCTTTCTCAGCTTTCATGACTACATTAGACTTAGCTCTATCTACATAGGGTATATCTATTGAATACCTTGATGACTCATGCAATTCAAATGTATCTATATTATATCTAAAGCCTTTGAATACAGGTATTTTAAGATTGTGTGCATAAGACCTAATGATATTGCCACCAGCTCTAGATGATTTCATAGCAAACACTCTCTGAGGTAAGTAATGACTCCATATCATGTTTGAACCTTGATGCAAACTATTATGAGTTAGCTCTG